ATAAAAAAGTATTTAATTCTATAAAAGAATGCTTATTATATTTAAAAAAAGATGATAAACCTTCAGGAATATATAAAGCACTAAATGGAGAAGATGGATGCAAATGCTTTGGAAAAGATCCTGTAACAGGTGAAAAATTAATGTGGGAAAAATTACATATATATGATAACCACATAAAAAGCGGAACTCTAGAAAGTTATTTAAGAACTAAGTTTGCTAAATCTAAAGTAGGAAGAAAAAAAACAAAAATAATATGTACAACAACAGGAGAAATTTTTATAGGGTGCAAAGAGGTTGAAACAAAATATGGAATACATAAATCAGCACTTATAAAAGCAATAGACAATCCTAATAAAAGTTCTGGTAGAAATCCAATAACAAATGAAAAACTTAAATGGATGAGGTATGATACATATTTAAAAACCCAGCTCGAACCGACAAAATTAATCCAAAAACCCAGCTCGAACCGATAGTATAAAAAGCCTTCAAAATATTGATTTTCTAATAATTATAAGACTTTTAAAGGTGCTTAACTATTATATGTTATATACAGAACAGAATTTCTCTTAATTGCCTACGGCATAAACCTCTATAAATGTTGCAAATTCAATGTATTTAGCTTATAGAAGGGGATAATATGAAAATAAAAAATGAAGATTATGAAATTATATGCGATACAAGAGAACAAGATACATTAATCCAAGATACTCTTATAAAAAATGGAATACAGGCCACTAGAGAAAAATTAAATACTGGAGATTATGCTATTAGATATCAAAAAGAATATATACCTAATATTTTAATAGAAAGAAAAGCAGGATTAGATGAATTGCTAGGAAACTTAATGGATCCAGTAAAAGACGAAAATAAAGATAACCGTTTTATAAGGGAACTAAAAAGAGCAAAAGAAGCAGGAGTTAAATTATTCTTGCTTATACAAGACAAGGATTATTATATCAAACTTTTAAAAGGTGAATATATAAGCCATGTTCATCCTAACGCTAGCGCGGCTATGGTAATTTCATTAATGGCCAAATTCGATAATCTTCATATTATTGCATGTGATAGAAAAGAATCACCTTCAATGGTCCATAAAATTTTATATTATCACTTAAGAGAAGAAATAAAAAGGAAGGAGGGTAATTGATTATGCCACGAGAAAAAGATTCTAGGTTAACAGAAGACCAATTAATTGCAGCAGAACTATTAGTGTATGGTGCAACTAATAAAGAAGTAGCAGACCAATTAGATGTTTGTGAAAAAACTATAATGCGCTGGAAGAAAAGACCAGAATTCATGGAAGAACTTGATAGACAATATGAAGTTGCTAAAAATAAAGTTGACAATCGTATAATGAAATTCTCTAATCAACTTTTACAAAATATTCTCGACCTATCAAGATCAGCTAAGAGCGAGAAGGTTAGACTAGATGCAAGCATATACTTACTTAATAGATTGGCTGGCGCTCCAATTTCAAAAGTGGAAACTAAAACAGTTATTACTCCTGAAACTGAAAAAGAAAATAATAATGAGCCTTCTTGGGATGATTTTAATGATTCAGATGTTATAGAAGGGAATGTAATAGATATAACAGATAGTGAAATATCATAAGAGGGAATGTAGGGGGGCGCTTATCGCGGTCCATATTTACGAGGTGTTGCCCTTAAAAAACTATTTAAATAGTTGATTTAATAATATTAAGCTATAAGAACTATTAAGAGAAGGAATATATTACCAATAGAATAAGGACAGGCAAGACAAAGTATAACATCTTAGAAGGGCGCACAGAGGGTATAAGACAACAGAGTGAACAGTAAGACCAGTATAGTAAAAGACAACAGCATTAATAGTACTCTATAAGGTATCAATACTTATAAGTTATGATACACTTCGACATAGTAAGTGATATCAATATGTTTACTTGTCTTATAACTTAGTGTCATAAGTAACAAGGCAAAACAAGGGCCTCTCGGTGGGGTAGGGTACTCCAGGTAAGGGGGCGGTGCATTCTATACCCTAGTATTTTCAACGCGTGCGCCAAGCCACAGAGAACTGCTCAGCAAAAAATGAGACTTGAGGGGAAAATGAAACCTCAAAAAAAATCCTACAAAAAATTTTTTGGAAACTTGAGAAAAAATAAAAAGCCTACTTAACAGTAGACTCTTTAAGAAGTTGAATAGCTTTATCTAAAAGTTTAGATATTGGAACAGATGATTGGTTAGAATATTCTTTAAGCCATTGATACAACTCTTTATCAATAGCGGAACCAATTGGAACTCTGTTTTTTAAATCTTTTCTTGCCAAAATAATCACCTCGAGTTAATTATAAAATATATTACAACTGATTACAACTGATTACAACTGATTGTAACTGATATAAGTTTGTGATATAATATAATTAAGAGGTGAGATAGAATGTATTTTGGAATTTACTCAATAACAAATGTAGTAACAGGTGATATGTATATAGGACAAACGATCCAAGATTTTGAAAAAAGATGGAAAAGCCATATAAGTGCTTTAAATAGAGGTAATCATGATAATGAATATCTTCAAAGAAGTTGGAATAAATATGGAGAAGATGCTTTTAAGTTTAAAGCTATATATTATTGTGATGAACTTGACATTTTAAATGATTTAGAAAAGTATTATATAAAAAAATATGATACTTATAATAATGGATTTAATATGACAGAAGGTGGAGACTATTTTCTAAATGAAATTCCAGAAGAAATACGAAAGAAAAGATTAGAAAATTTAAAGAAAGTAAATAGAGAAAGAAGTGATTATACAGAGCATCAAATTGCTAAGGTTAAGGAAATGTTGTCAGTACTAGAAAATAATCCAATCTCTATAAAGAAAATATCTAAATTAACTGGAGTTAGAGAAAATATCATTTATAGCATTAAAAATCTTGACTCTTGGATAGATGTGAGATCCGATTTAAATGAAAAAATCAAACAATTAAATTTTATAGAGTGTAGAAATAAAAAAATTATAGAGGATTTATATTCTTATAATTATTCTTTAGAAGAACTTTGTAATAAATATAATCTTGCAGAAAATAGCATTAGAACTATTTTTTACAAAGAAAAAATAAAAGATTATGGTAAAGTTTTTAAAGATGTGAAAAATACTCGAATGAAACAAAAATTTTTAAAAGGAATGGAAAAAGGTATCGAAACGTTTATAGATATGGAAAATTTTACTGGACATTCGAGATATACACTTGAAAAAATGTGTGAAAGAGAAGGATTACAAGAGCAATGTAAAAAGCTAAGAAAAATAAGAAATAAAAATATGTATAAGAGCAAAGAAAAAGGAGTTAATTATGATATTAAAAGGAAAAGTTGGTTTTTAAGAATAACCTTTAATGGAAATCAGATACCAATAGGCCATTTTAAAACAGAAGAAGATGCTATAAATGTAAAACAACAGTTAATTCCATATATAGAAAGTAAGGATTACACTTCTATATTGGCAGTAAAAGCTAAATATAGCAAAAATGTTGCTCCTAAGAAAACTATTAAAGCAACAAATTTAAAAGATAATTCAGAAGAAATTATTGAGGGAATAGGGATTTGTGCAAGAAAACTAAATATCCCAAGAAAAAATATAGAAAGGGTATTACAAGGAAAAGGAAAAACAACGCATGGATATACATTTGCATATGTTTAAATGTTAAAAACAAATATTTAAAGTCCATAAATAGGTTTACAACTTTTAAGACTTATGATACAATATAAGTATAAAAGATAATCATAGGGGGTTGTAAATATGAAATATGGATATGCAAGAGTTAGTACTTACTCACAAAAGAAAGATGGAAACTCATTAGAAGGTCAAACAGAAATATTATTAGCAAATGGGTGTTTAGAAGAAAACATAGTAGTTGATTCTTATACTGGAACAAAGAAACAAGAAGATCGCAAAAATTTTGATAAACTTCTTAAACAATTAAAACCAGGAGATACATTAGTAGTAACTAAGTTAGACAGATTTGCTAGAAGTACAATACATGGATTAAGCATAATAGACAAATTACTAGAACAAGATATAAAGGTTCATATAGTAAACTTAGGTTTAATGGATAATACACCTAACGGAAAGCTAATAAGAACTATCTTCCTTGGATTTGCCGAATTTGAAAGAGACATGATAGTTGAAAGAACAAAAGAAGGCAAGGCAATAGCTAGACAAAGAGAAGATTTTACGGAAGGTAGACCGCAAAAGTATTCAAATAAACAAATTAAGCATGCCATTGATCTAAAGCAAAGTGGCATGAGTTATAAGCAAGTTACAGAAGTAACAGGAATAAGCAAAGCTACACTAATTAGAAGAATGAAAGAATATCAATAAGAAAATAAATAATAATACATTTTAAAAGTCAGAGAAATCTGGCTTTTTTTATTAGGAATATGTTCCGATTGAAAAAATATTGTTGGGAGATTAGAATATAATTATCAGTTAAATATTGGGTGTTCGTTCAAAGGTAGGACACAGGATTTTGATTCCTGGAATAATAGTTCGAATCTATTACGCCCAGCCATGTATGTGTTTTAAAAAATAAATCTAAATCTATTTTAGGTAGCTTAGTATCTTTAGGATAGCATTGTGTGAGCAGTGTAAAGGCATGCTGACTACATGCCGCTAGTTAAACTAGTCCATCTAAGCAGAACTGAATGTCCAACGTCTTCATGAATTGATAGTAGTGGAGATAACTACGTAACCCAAGAGGGACAGTCTTCGAAAAGGCGAACCGTATATCGAAGATTTTCAGGTGGCACTGAATAATTTACCTCACGCCAAATTGGTCATGTAGCGAGACATAATCAGGAGGTTATATAGTCCGATGCTGATAACAAAGGGCACTAACCATTGTTAATAGTGAAACAGTGAAAGGGCTGGAGTATGTATTAACAACGTGGAGTAAGAATTCAATGAAACACACTGATGTTGTGAAGTATTTCGTGTCTCAAAAGGAAACGAATCTTCAAGAACAGCACAACGTCTGTCAAATTTAATTCAGATTTATACAGGCATAGAGAATATTAATTTTGGATGATAAATTGTCTATGATAACAAAACAATAAAAGGAAAAGTCTGTTCCCTTATAGTATGAAAGTGGCTTAATACTAGAATATCATTGCATGATATAATCTAGTGCGTAACACCTCCCAAGGGTGAATCGTTTAACATGAAGTTGCATGGTGGTTTTGCAAACCTTTGTTGCTCGCAAGGCAGACAGAATACGAAGTGTTGAGTAGTACTATAGTAGAGTGCCTCGTGTTAGGGTTTTGTGGCACTATAAAATTACAACCAGTCATGGACAATACGTATTAGGTGCGTGGATAAACGGAGAATAAATAATGCCGTGAAAGGTGTCTACAGAAGGCTCTAATCTCAAGCCTTCTAATAGATATTGGCTTATAGCTCAACGGATAGAGCACATGGCTACGGACCATGGTTTGTTGTGAGTTCGAATCTCACTAAGCCAGCCATTAAATTTAAAGGGAGAATGTCTATGAAATTATATGAATTAGCTTATTTAAATGTTGAAAAAGATAAAAACTCTAGAAATTTTGGGGTTATGAATAAATTTATCAATGGAAAAACGTCTCACAATATCGTTAAAAAGAGTAAGCAAGAAAAAGAAGAAGTTATTTGTTACCTAAATGGTAGAGCAATGACTAAAAGCAAACTAGAAAAGACTTTTCCTAAGAAGAAAAATAAATCAAAGAAGAAAAAATATGTTAAAAAGAAAAATACAAAAGAGTAGTTATTAATTGGCTGCTCTTTTTTTATGTAAATAAATTCAGAAGGGAGTGATTAGATGATTTATTTTGATGATATAGAGTTTGCTGATGATAATAAATACTCTATATACTTGATTGATAAGTATTTAAAGAAATATTTTCCTAAAAATCAAAATAATATCAGAAAAAAATATCTTCCTAATGAAGTTGCAAAGGTAATTGGAGAAAAGGATATAACTTTTTTTAGTTTATATTTTCTTAGAACAACTTTCGTGCCAAGTGATGACAACAGTGCAAGGGAATTATGTGAAGAACATTATAAAATATGGAGAGTTCTCTCGGAGGCCTTTGTACAGGATTTATACGATAAACTTAATATAGTAGAACCTAGAGGACTTGCTAAGTCAACTATATGCGATAAAACACTTGCAATATGGTTACATTGCTATAAAAAATCAAAGTTTACTCTATTAGGTGCTAAAACTGCAGATGATGCCGAGCAATTCTTAAATTCTATAAAAAAAGAATTCCTGGAAAATGAGCTTATAAAAGATGTATTTGGAAACTTAATAGATTTAAAAGGTAAAAAGCCTAATTCGAAAGATTATTACAAGGTTAATTCAGGCGAAATTGAGTTTACCAATGATACATATATAAGAGCAGTAGGTTCAACTACTTCTGTCCGTGGTGCTAACTGGGGAGGTGTAAGACCTACGGTGGTTATTGCCGATGACTATCAATCCGAAGTTGATGTTATAACTGAAGATGCTAGAGAAAAGAAATGGAATAGATGGTGTAAAGAAGTAGAGGAAGTTGGAGATACTGCAGTATTTAGAAAAGGTAAAAAAGTTAAATCAGCAACTAAGTTTGTAAGTATAGGAACTGTTTTACATATTGATTGCTTAATAAGTAAACTTAGCAGAAATAGAGATTATCATACTATTATGAATAGAGCTGTTTTATTAGAAGATGGCCAAACAATAGATGATATATTTGAAAGTGATTTATGGATTAAATGTAAAAAGATTTATTTTGACGATAAAATAGAAGATCCTCAAATACAAGCTAGAAAATTTTATGAAAAACATAAAGAAGAAATGAAATATCCTGTTTTATGGGAAGAAAAATGGGATTTTTTTATAGATATAGCAGTTAAATACTGGAGTAATAGAAAATCATTTATGTCAGAAAAAATGAATGATGCTAGTAGTATAGGTGAAAAATGGTTTAAATCTATAAGAACTCAATCAGTAGAGGAAATAGAGGACCATATTTTTTTAAAAACAATGCTTTGTGTTGACCCAGCGGGAGATAATTCTTCTAATAAGAAAAAGAAAACTGACTCATTTGCAATGATAGTAGGTTCATTAGGAGAAAATGACTTTAAATATATCAGAAGAATGGTACTTGAAAAAATGAGTTTCACAGAGTATTGTAATACAATTATTGATATTTTATTAGAATTTACAGATATAACTCATATATCTATAGAAAGAAATACCTACTTAGGTTCAGATGTAACTACTATACAACAAATGATTGAAAAGATACCTGAACTAAAGAAAAGAAATTTAATATTTATTAATGATATGAATAATAAAAATAAAGATAATCGTATTGCAACTATACAAGATCCAGTTAATAATGGCCAAATAATATTTGCAGATAATAATAAAGCATTTACAGATCAGATATTAGACTTTCAAGGAACAGCATATACACTACATGATGATGCTGCAGATGTTGTTTCTGATTTTGCAAATAAAATACTAAAAATAAAAACAAAAAATATAATTAGGTTCATGGATAGAAGGAGATTGGGTGTGTAAATGAAAAAATATAAGCCTATCGATGAAGTTATAAGTGTTTATGATGTTCCTAAAGAATTATGGGAATCTGAAAGTTTAATGAAAGAAAAACCGAACTGGAATAAAACAAATTATACCGAGTCGGAAAAAATATACCAAAATAAAGAATTTATTATACTGAAAGTTAAAAGTAATAAAAAAATTGGATTTATTGTATATAATACGAAAAAAGAATGGGAAAATGGTCATTCTCATTTAAATTCTAGAACTATTGCAGAAATAGTAATAAAAAATGTAATTTACAAAAGAAAACCTAAAACGAATAATTTATATATACTTAAAAGTCATGCAAGAGTTTCAAATGATGAAAAATACATAAAATTTATTGAAGATTTAATAAAAGTTAAAAAAAGTAAAACTAAAAATAATTATATAAATAAAAAAGGAGGCCGAAAATAATGCAGACTGTAGCAGAAATCGTAGATGGTCTAAAAAAAGGAATGGCTTTAGATTTGAATATTCCTGATCATTTAAATTTTGTCAGATATATGTATCAATGTTTTGAGTCTGATTTACATAAATATCAAAAAATGTATGACTATTATAAAGGCAATACAGATGCTATGGCCGATTACAAAACAATTACACAAAGGTCGAATTTAAAAGTAAATACTAATTTTTTTAAAAAATTTGTAAAGGAAGAGGTCTCTTATACTGTAGGAAATCCTATTACTTATGAAAGTAAAGAACAACCAGGTTTATTGGATGAATTAACATCAACTATGGCTTTATGGAATAAAAATCATGATAGTGACTTAATGAAATACATGGTTATATTTACAAAAGTATTTGAACTTTATCGATATGATGAAGAAGGTTTTAAAAGTGTTATTTCAACTCCTTTAACAGGATATGCATATCAAGATGAATATGACAATGTTTTGTTTTATATGGATGTAAAAGTAGAACATTTAGATGTAGATGTTTATCATATAGATGTTTATACAAAAAAATGTATTTATCATTTAGATAGAGAGTTTAATCAAGTTGAACCTCCAACAAACCATAGATTTGGTACAATACCTGTTTCAGTAGGAAAATTAACTGAAGAACTAACAGAAGATAGTTTATATAAAGACTTAAAAGGTTTACAAGATGCTTATGAAACTAATTTATCTGATTTAGGAAATGAAATTTCAGACTTTAGAAACGCATATATGGTTATGACAGATTGTGAATTTGAAGAAGAAAAAATAGTTGTTGATGAAGAAACCGGAAAAGAAATGAAAATAGATCCAATTTTAGAAATGAAGAAAAAAGGCATCTTAATGGTAGGTAAAGAAGGTAAAATTCAATGGTTAATTAAGCAAATTAACGATACTTTTGTACAAAATACGCTAGACAGATATAAAGATGATATGTATCAAATAAGTTGTCATATAAATCACAACGAAAGATTACAATCAAATTTAAGCGGAATTACACTTAGAAGTAGATTAATAGCACTGGAAAATAAATGTGCACTTCAAATAAATGCTCACTCAAATATAGTTACAAATAGATTGAAATTTTGGTGCAATTATATAAATTACTTCAAAGCAAAGAATTTTGATTGGAAAAAAATAAAAATTATTTATACTGCAAATATCCCTCAAGATGATTTAGCTACAGCTCAAATGCTTAGTCAAGTTCCTCCTGGAGTTATTTCCAAGAGAACAGCATCAAGTAGATTTGGATTTATAGTAGATTTAGATGCTGAACAAAGACAAATTGCAAGAGAATATGAAGAAGAAATGAAGAGGGAAGATGAAAGTTTAGGTGAATTGTATGGCGACAAACACCAACACACAGAAGCAAACATCGAAGAATAGAAGTGCTGAAGAAACTAAAAGTTTCATGGAAAAAGCATATAATCAGGCCGAACAGGAACTTGAAAAATATCTTAAAAAGATGAATAAAACAGATAAGCAGATTAGAGAGTTGATGGAAACTGCTAATTTTGCTTATCAAATAGAAAAAACATCAAAAGATTACGAAAGTGCTGAAAGATTTATTGTTATAGCAGTTCTATCAATGCTTAATAACGAAGATGAATGGCTTGAAGATTTAATAGATAACTTCTTTGATGAAATGTTTGAAGAAATTGTAGAGTATTTTGGATATTTTGTAGACAATGAAGAAAAACAGAAAATATTAAATAGAAAATACAAAAGTAAAACGTATAAGCAAAGAATACAAAGCAATATGGCTAAAATAAACAATCGAACTAAAAAAAGATTGAAAATAGCTTATAATAAGAAGAATTTATATAATATTGCATCATGGCTAACACAAAGACAAAAGATGAGTAGAAAAAGAGCAAGAGGAATATTGATATCTGAGCTTAGTAGAATAGCAAATGATATCTTTATTTATTGTAATAGAGATAAAAAATTTATGTATTGTTCAGTTTTAGAAGAAAGAACATGCAGTGATTGTGAAAGTATGCATGGTACTATTTTAACCGCTGAAGAAGCTTATGATTTAATACCACAGCATAACTTCTGTAAATGTTATTTTATAGTTATAAGATGATAGGAGGAAAATAATGAAAGTATTTTTAGGTGGGACTTGTAATAACAGTAAATGGAGAGATAAATTAATTCCGATGCTTAATATAGATTATTTTAATCCAGTAGTAGATGATTGGACGGAAGAATGCTATCAGGAAGAATTAAAACAAAGAGAAATATGTGATTATTGCTTATATGTTATAACTCCATTAATGACAGGAGTGTATAGTATAGCAGAAGTAATAGATGATAGTAATAAAAGACCTAATAAAACTTTATTCTGTGTGCTAAAATCAGATATAGATTACATACCTGATCTTAGATGGAATGGAGAAGAAAATAAATTTTTTATAGGACATGATGAAACAGAAAAACAATTTGATGAAGGGCAAATGAAATCTTTAGACAAAGTTGGTGTTATGGTAGAAAGAAATGGTGGGAAATATTTTAAATCACTAGAAGAAGTTGCAAGTTATTTAAATAAAGTTGGAACAAAAAAAATAAGAGGAGTCGAAGGAATTTCTAATTGGGTTAAAAGAGGACATGAAATACTTCCTGAAGACAAGTGGGAGTACTGGGATGAAATTGTTCCAATAAGAGCCAAAGACCTCTATGAAGGAATGGAATTGGATTGCACATTAGACATAGAAGAAATATTACAAACAAAAACAGAGGATAGTTTTAAAAGAGCTAGTAATGAATTAGATAGTCAAGGTCATTCTGGAATGTCATATGGCTTAATGAAAGCAATGATAGCACAGTTTTGTACAAATGGCAAAGAGTTTGTAAAATACTTAGAAGGATAAGGAGAGTAAATAAATGAAATTACAAGATACAGTAGATTTAATGTTAGGAACAGATTTTAAAGATAGATTTAAAGCTGAATATTATCAACTAGATAATAGAATAGCTGGATTGCAAAGAATGCTAGAAGGATATAAAAATGGAACTCTTAATTTTACTCCTAACTGCTCATATGAAATATTACACACTCAATTAGTATATATGGAAGCATACAGAAATGTATTAGAAGAAAGAGCAAAAATAGAAAATATAGAATTATAGGAGGAAATTATGAACGAACAAGAGTTTTTAGATTGGTGTAAAGATGAAGTTGTAAAATATACGAATAATCATTTAGATAAATCAGATAACAAGCAAATAACAAAAGATGACGTGTTTATGGTTTGGTGTGCTAAAGTTTTACAAAATAACAAAGCATTATTAAGTACAACTTTATTTGACGGAATGTATTATGAATGTACATACAATGGAGATAAAAAAGAAATGTACATAGATGCTTATAAGAAATGGGAGAATTACAAAGTTGAGCAAAATAAGTATGGAAAAGAAGATTATGATTTCCTTTTAGGCATATATGCCTTTGTAGGAGTATACGCTCTAGCATACACAATATTTTCAATAGTATTAGCAATACTTCATATACATCTATCAAATGCTATAGACTGGATAGCAAGTATTGTTCTATCAATACTTAGTATTGTTTATGTAGTAAGATTGAATATAAAAAGAGCAGAATTGATAGAAAGAAAGAAGGAATAGTATGTTTGATATAAAACAATTATTAGGACTATCTAAAGCAGGGGAGGTGAATTACATGATTCCGTTTGATTGGATGTCAGAAAGTTTTAGCAATTATGTAAGAAGAATGCAAGGAATAAGTAAAAAGACTAAATGGAAAAGAAATAGAAGATAGGTTTACATAATTCAACCTTCTAAAATCAATTCTAAGGTACTTGTAAAAAGTCCCTTGATAGTTTATATCTTTGGAAATAAATAGAAATTACATAAAGAATGATTAAATGAAAAAATTATTTGATTTTGTATCATTACCTTGTGATGCTATAGAAGTTAAAGTAATAAAAAGACCAAAACAGAAACCTTTAAAGAAACTAAAATTAAATGGTGCTACTTATTATTTATCTGAAGATGATGAAAATTATTATACTTTCATATATAAAAGTTTCGCTAAGGATAAAGCAAAAAGCAAGTAGCAGCCAGTATATTCAACAAAGCAAAGTGTAAAAATGCAGATTGGTTTGAGTTAGCTCAATTATACAACGATAAGATAAATGAGTATAATCAAAAATCTTATGTACATGAACAATATATCACAGATACAATATTTACCGAAATATATAAATTAACAAGATAATAAAAGCCCGAGAGGGCTTATTTTTATGCTCCGAAACGAGGGTAAACTAAGTACTTTGGGGGCTAGTACTTCGAGGGACTAAATTCTTATTTAAATACTATGAGGGCTAGTACTTCATGGGGAAAGAGGTAAAAATGATAATCAAAAAAGATTTGTTAGAAAAATTAAACGATATAGATGAAACTGCCGATGTTACTGAAGTTTTAAAAGGGATTGATGGAATAGCAGAAGTTAAAGAAATACCTTTTGATGTTAACAAATTAACTGTTGAAGATTATAAAAATATCCTTGAAACAAATAAAGCAATACAAGGATATAACCAATCTCAATTAGACAGTGCAGTATCTAAAGGAGTTGAAAGTTTTAAAACTAAAAAGATGCCAGGAATTATAGAAAGTGAAATAAAAAAGGCAACTGCTCCAAAACACGAAACTCCTGAACAAAAGGCTCAAAGAGAACAAATGGAAGCTATGGAAACAAGACTTAAAGAAATGGAAGAAAAAAATGCTGCAACAGAAAAGAAAAATGCAGAGAATGAAGCTAAGTTAGCTCATGAAGGTAGAATCAAAGAAAGTCGTACTTATCTAGCAGAAATGAAATATCCAAAACAAGTCGAAAATTTCTTAGAGTTTGTAGTTGGTGAGGATATGGATATCAGTAAACAGAATATAGATAAATTAGCTAATGCATTTAGCGAATACGGACAAGAAGTCCTTAAAACTGATATGACAAATAATCCGTTTAATCCTAGTGGTGGGGGAAATGGAGATTCTGTTGATCCTGTTCAAGCTCAAGTAAATCAAATTTTAGGCTTGTCATAAAAATAAATTAATTAGGAGGTGTTTAGCATGGCTAACACAATATCATATGCTCAAATTTTACAAAATGCATTAGACAAACAAATGGTACATGAATCATTGACAGGCTGGATGGATGCCAATGCAGGTCAAGTTAAATATAACGGTGGTAAAGAAGTTAAAATACCTCAATTATCAATGGACGGACTTGCTAACTATGACAGACAAGCTGATAGTGGATATACTAAAGGATCTATCAAATACGAATACAAAACTTACACAATGACACAAGATAGAGGACGTAAATTCCAAATAGATTCTCAAGATGTTGATGAAACTAACTTTGTATTAACAGCAACAACAATCATGGGTGAATTTCAAAGAACTAAAGTTATACCTGAAGTAGATGCTTATAGATTAAGTAAATTAGCAACAACTGCTATGGGTGTAGCTAATGATGAAAATGTAGAATATGGATATACTGTAGCAAATTCAACTGTTATAGCTAAAATAAAAAAAGGTATAAAAACATTAAGAGAAAAATGCCATAATGGAACACTAGTTATTATGTGTAACTATGATACACAACTAGCTATAGAAGAAGCTGCATTAGGTAAATTAGCATCTGTATCTTTTTCTCAAGGTGGAATAAACACTAAAGTTCCAGCTATTGATGGATGCCCAATTATACCAGTTCCACAAAATAGATTATACAGTGCAATACAATTATATGATGGTTCGACTAGTGGTCAAACTACTGGCGGATACATTAAAGCAACTTCTGGATTAGATGTTAACTTTTTAATCATGCCTTTAGATTTACCTTTAGCAGTAACTAAACAAGATATCATGAGAATATTTGACCCTGAAACTAACCAAAGTGCAAATGCATGGGCTATGGACTACAGAAGATACCATGATTTATGGGTATTAGAAAGCAAAAAAGAGGGGGTATATGCTAATATAAAAGATGCAAAACCTACTCAATCTGAAAGTCATTAGTTTGATTCTTTCATGTTTGAAATAAAAAAAGAAAATGTTCATAGAACAGTAGAAACCATAGAACAGGCAAAAAAATATATTGCTGAAGGTTATGAATTAGTTCAAAATATCGACAACTCAGAGGAAAAATCCGAAATAATAGATTTAGATTCTTTAAAATATAATGAGTTAAAGAATTTAGCTAAAGAAAAAAAAGTTAAAGGCTATACAACACTGACAAAATCAGATTTAGTTAAAATTTTAAAGGAGTTGTTTTAAATGACTAACTTGGATTTTATATTACAAAAAAAGTTTCCTAACGAAAGCGAATCAAGTTTAGTCATTCATAAACAACTTGCTACTCAAAAGCTATTACTTTATTTTAAGAATAGACTTAATAGAACTATAACAGCTGAACAATTAGAAACAGAGTATCAACCTGCTCTGTTTCTTTTAATTTCTAATGCAGTTAATTATTCAAGTGTGAGAGGTGTCAAATCAATTTCTCAAGGTAATAAGAAGACTACGTTTGATGAAAGTATTAGTTCTAGCGGTGCTTATGATATAACTAACGAGATCAAGGAACTTTTACCTGTAGCAGTAGTTAAATTGAGAGGTTAGGTGGTAAATGTGTTCGGATATAACGAAGATAGTGCAACTTTATTCAATATATCTTTAGATGAAAATCGAAAACCCATTTATCACCGAACTTATTTAACGGGTATCGATTGGCAACAAGCTACAGGAGTTAAATTTTTAAAGACAACCGGTTCATCTGCGGATATAGATAATAAAATATTAGTTTTTGTAAATTATGGGACTTATGAAGGTAAAACTTACATAGGTCCTAAAGAATTTAGTAAACTTGAAGATAAAAGTAATTATTATACATTCAACGAAGGAGAAGATATTCTCTTAAAAGGAATACATGACATTGAAATTACAAATTCTCAAGAGTTTAATGATATTCAAAAAAACTATGATGATGTAGTTAAAATCATCAATGTTACTAAGTGTGAATTAACAAAACACTTTGAACTAGGATGTGAGTAAAATGGCAACTTTAAAAGCAAAAGTTACTGTTAATATAGACTATGACAAAATTGTAAATCAAAGTAAATTAAATAGAGCGCAAAAACAACTCGTAAACCTAGTAAGAACAAAAGCTGACCCATACGTACCTTATTTATCAGGAGACTTAAAAAACACCGCTCAAGAAAACAAAAAAAGTATTGTATATGCTAGTTATCATGGGGGTACAAAGTCATATGCTGCTATTAACTACTATACTAACAGAGGTATGGGTAGAGAAGGTTTAAACCGTGGTGGTAAAAGAGGTAAACAATGGATAAATCGTATGTGGGTTAATGAAGGAGATGCAATAGTAAATGAAATTGCAAATACAATAGGAGGGAAAGCAAGTAAATGACACTTAATTTAAATGAAATAGAAAATAGAACTATTACAGATAAAATAATAGAATTTTTCTTAAAATGCCCTCTAATAGACGATAAATCTCCTATTTCTGCTGATTACATAGGTGATGAAATAGGCACTTACTCAGTAGATGGTTCGCCTTCAGAAACCATTTTAAAAACTTATGTTGATGGTTCTACTGAAAGGCAATTAATTTTTGATTTTACTAGCAGAGAAAGTGTTGAAGCATATAACAATGAGAAAAATATTACTTTTTATGAAAAATTAGCCGAATGGGTAGAAACTCAAAATAATGAAGGTGTTTTACCTGAGTTAAGTTATCCTTTAATAGCTGAACAAATAAAAGTATTAACTCATGGCTATGTTGAACAAATGAGCGCAAATAAAGCAATTTATGTTATTCAAATGAAATTAGTGTACACTAAAATAGCTGAATAGGAGGTTGAAATTATGGCATTAAAAAGAAAAGATTTTGCAGATTATCTTAATACTGCAGCAAAAGATACTGATGCATCATATGCTTTACTTGGTTATGGAGTTGAAAGTTTAGACGAAGAACCAGGTGCACAAACTGATACAACTTGTTACATAAATGATGAAACATCATCTACAACAGTAACAAAATACGAAACACAATTTCCTTATACTTCTGAAATTATAATGGAACAAGAAGCAATAAAAAGTTTATATTTAACTGGTAGAAATCATGAAACTGGGACAGATGCAGAAAGAGATTATGTTCGTGTAGATATGTTTGATCCTGTATCAGGAAGCGAAGGAACTTATCAAGCAAGAAAGTTTAGAGTTGCAAATGAAGTTTCAAAATTCTCTGGTGAAGGTGGAGAAAAGATGAAAGTTGAAGGAGTTTTACATGCTATAGGAGATCCTATTCAAGGAACTTTCAATGTTACAACAAAAACTTTTACAGCAACTCAAGCAGCAACTCAAAGTGATACCAACAAAAATCAAAGTGTAACTAACTAAAAAAATTAGGGAGGTTAAAATATGAATGATTATACAAAATTTAATATATTAGGTGTAGAATTAGAATTTGATTTTTTAGATTTAGATGAAAAAGAATTTTTTGAATCAGTTTTTTCAGAAACAAACAAGAAAATATCAGAAGTAGCTAAAGATGATAAAGATTTCTCTATTGAAAGCTCTAGAAAATATTGTGAAAGCATAATTAGCTTGTTTGAAGAATTGTTCGGTGAGGAAAAAACTTACGATATTTTTTCAGGTAAATGCAATTTAATGAAATGTACTACAGCTATAAAAGAATTAACAAAAGCTAAATTAGAACAAGATAAAGCATTTGCAACAGAATTAAAATCTGTTACTACTATTTCTGAAGAAGTATTCGGAGAGGAAGAAATTTCTCTTAATAGGCAACAACGTAGAGCTATTGAAAGAAATAAGAAAAAATATAACTAATGAGTATAAGTATTTTAACCGATTTTTTACCTATTGAAGTTGAAATAGAAGGAGTGCGATATCCAATTAACTGGGATTTTCGCACTTCTATTTTATTTGAACAGTTAATGTTAAATAATAATATTAGTGAAAAAGAAAAATCAGATGAGGCTCTACAACTATATTATGGTTATGAAATAGATACAATTAAATATATTAATAATAATAATATTAATCAATTTGTTGAAGAAATGTTATTATTTTATAAGTGTGGGAAAGAAATTATTAGTACTAACGAAGATTCAGAAAAGAGCGAAAACTCTAGTAAAAATGAAATTATCTATAGCTTTGAACATGATGATTTTTACATTTATAGTGCATTTATGCATGATTATCACATTGATTTACAAGATATTGAAGGATTACACTGGTGGAAATTTAAAGCATTATTTAATTCTTTATCAAGTGATTGTAAATTCATAAAAATATTAGAATATAGAAGTATTGATTTATCTGAGATACAAGATAAACAACAAAAGAATTTCTATAGAAAAATGAAAAAACTTTATGCTTTACCTCAGTCATTAGAGGAAAAGGAAAAACAAGCATTAATAACAGAAATGCTGTTGAAAGGTGAAGATCCTGGAGAATTATTAAGACAATAGTTATGTTTTGTACTATAATATTATTATAGGGGGGAGTATAGCATGAGAAGAAACTCGGGGTCCAATATGAAAAACATTTTTATTGTAATAATAGCTTTTTTAAGTATTGCTATAATAATTGCTGCAATTAGTGCAATAACTAATAAAAAAAGTAGTGTTGCTATAGAAAATTCTAATATTGAAGAAAATCAAGTATTAAGTGATAGTGAAACATTAAAACTTTTTTCAAAATATCATAAACTTTATGATGATAGTATAGAGTTAATAAACAGTGGTATAAGCGGGAAGATATCAAAAAAAATATTTAATAATACAAAAGGATTAAGTAATGAAATAAGAAATCTTAATCTAAAAGAAAGTTATAAAGATGAACAAAATAATTTTGCTATAACTTTTGATTATTTAAATAAATCTATGAAAGCATATAACGATTATGTTTATTTTCAAAGTAAAAGAGTAGATAAATTTGATACAAGTTATCGCCATTGTTTAGATGAATATAATACTTATCTTAAAAAGTCTGAATCTTATTATGATTTAATAGATTAATTAATTTGTAGAACACTTCGGTGTTCTTTTTTTATGCCTAAAAAGGAGGTGAGAGTATGGCAGCAGATGGAAAAGTTGTTATAGAAGTTGAATTAAAATCTGACCAAGTTGAAGGTCAGTTAAATGAACTTAAAAATGCCTTTGCTGATTTAGGTGGTGTTGGCAAAGTATTTGGAGAAATGAGTTCTATTGTTGGAACATTTTCAAATACCTTTAAAGCTTTAAGTGGAATTGTTGGACCAGTTGCGGCTGGAGTTGTTGCAGCAGTAACTACAATGATAACTGCTTTTTCAAAACTATATGATGCTAGTAAACAGAATTTCTTTGAAAACTTGCAAAATATATCTGAAAAATTACAGCCTGTTGTAGATATAGTTCAGAATGCAACAAATACTATTTTAGATTGTTTTAGTCAAGTTACAGATTTTAATTTTGATTTCAGTTCCTTAATGGCAGATGCTATTGAATTTGAAAGTTCAATGGCTCGTGTATCAGCAATTATGGGTGTTACTGGAAAAGATATTGAAGTCTTAACAGAAACAACTAGGCAATACGGAGCAACCACTAGGTACACCAGTACAGAGGTAAGTGAAGCTTTCCAATACATGGGTATGGTACGCTAAGTTTCAGCATATAAAAGCTCTGAGATAGAGAACAAAAGCTGAGAGGTTATTTATAACTTTAACTAATAAGATGAATTGAAAGATGAAATTTCTTTCTATCACAACTACTTTAAAGTGATATTGATGATACCCCGTTATGCATAAGAGATAGCACTCGAATTGTATAAAGTACGGTAAGGACAAAGCCTGATGTTATATAAATAACTATATGGAGTGGTCATCTTTAAAAACTTTGATATGGTTAGGAGACGAATCCTTGTTTGAAGTGTTATAAGTTAATGTAAACATTCGTACTTTGTTTACATTTAAAGTTTTACTAAATATATGATGATTAAAGTAGTCAGTTATATATAGCTTATAACATACAGAGGAAACCTAAGTCGAAGTAAAAAAAGGGATAATCTTATTGGAACTTAGGAGATCTTCTATTGGAGATTGCTATATCGTTGAAAATAGAAGAAGTCAGAGGAGGCATAGTAGTGTTGATTAATAGCCGATAGTTACTATATACAGTAATGTATAAAGGAGGATAAAACTATTAGGAGCGAAGGCCTCTAGTCGTAAAATTTTACGATGGAAAGCCGTATGCGATGAAAGTCGCACGTACGGTTTGGACCGGGGGAAAAGATGGAGATTATACATAAAGTATATCAAAGTTTTACCTATCGGTATGCTGGATTTTCACTTCAAGAGTCACTCGCATCAATTAAAGATGTTTTAAACTTAACTACAATTGGGGCCACTCAGCTTGGCACAGCTAGTGATATCGTCACTGATGGTCTTACAGCAATGAATATGTCCGCATCTCAAGCATCAAACTTTGTTGACTATATGGCAGCAACTATTACTCGTAGTAATACAGATGTTGAAATGATGGGAGAAACAATGAAATATGCGGGTTCAGTAGCTGGGACATTGGGCGTTTCTATGGATGATTTATCCGTAGCTATCGGCCTTATGGCGAATTCATCAGTAAAGGGAAGTCGTGCAGGTACTGCAATGAGAACACTATTGGCAAATTTAAGTGCACCTACCGATACTGTAGCAAAGGCCATGGAAAAATACGGAATAGAACTTATTACTGCGAAAGATGGTTCAGTTGACTTAGATAAAACATTAAGAAATTTAAGAAGTAGTTTAAAATCATTACCTTTAGTTGAGCAAGCAGCTGCATGTAAAGATTTAGCTGGGAAAACGGGTATGACAGGTTTACTATCAATTGTTAATGCTACAGATGATGCATATGATAGTTTAACTGATAGTGTACAAAACTCTACTCAAACAGTTTCTTATTGGAATCAAAATTTAGGAGAAGCAGGAGTTACTGGAGAAGAATGTAGTAAAAGAATAGATAACTTAAAAGAAGTTTTAAGTCAAACAGAATATTTAGGTGCTGCATTCAACATGACTACACAAGATATGGCTTTAGCATTACAAGTTTTAGGTTCTGATGCAAAAGTAACATCGAAAAATGTTGAAGATTTATTCGGTGTATTAGATGCAATGAGAAATCCTACAAATTCTCAGAAAAAGCAATTTAAAGAACTTGGATTAACTTATAAAGAAATTAATGATGATGCTTTTGACTATAGTGCTACTTGTGACATGATTAATGAAAATACAAAAGGAATAGTAGATAGTGCTAAAGGGTTAAAAGATGTTGTTTCTAAACAAGAAATAATTGATAAGTTAAATCCAGATATGTCACTTAAGGAAGCTAATAAAGTATTAAAAGAATATGGAATGTCTGCTAAAAGCGCATCTACCGGCCAAATAGACTTAATAGCAAATTTAACTCAGTTAAGAGAAAAATTTGGCAACATGGATCAAGCGACTAGAGAACAAATTTTAACAAATTTAGGTTTATCTGATTCTTTAGATGAAATAAATGAAATATGTGGTTTATCTGATGAACAATTCAAATTATATTGTGATAATTTAAATTTAGTAACTGGATTATCTGAAAAAATGGCGCAAGCTATGGATGAAACAACTAAAAACAAATTATTAATTTTATCATCTGCTTTGCAAGACGTTGCTATAGAAGGATTTGAGTTCTTAAAACCAGCTATTCAATCTACTTCTGAAAAATTAGCTGAGTTTTTCAGTGTTTGGAGAAGTGGAAATAAAGAAGGCACTGTAGAAGATGGCCAAGTCTTATATACATTTGATAATTTCAAAAAAGCATTAGACAATATGCTTGGATATATAAGAAATGCAGATATATCAGGAGCAATTCAACAGGCTTTTAGTGGAATTAATACTTTTATAACTAAAGGTGGATTAAGCAGAGTATTAGCTATCGGTAAAGAAATTATACATCAAATTTGTCAAGGAATTATAAAAAGTAAAGGTGATATAAGAGAAGGTATTTCAAGTGCTATTAAACAAATTTCTCAATTTATTAAAGATGTTGCTCCAGAAGTTGAGGAAGCTGGTAAAGTTATTTTAGATGCTTTAAGAGATGGAATAAAAAACAATTCAGACAATATACATGATGCTTTAGAAGCAGTTGCATCAGTAATGAATTCCTGGGTAGAAGGAAGTGAACAAATAAAATCTTTAACTGGTAGCTTTGCAGATATTTTTATTGATAGTTTTATTGAAAACTTAACTGACAGATTTACTGGTAGAGCATCAGAACTTTGGCAAGCAATAACAAGTTGGATTACTAGTTCTAAACCTGATTTTAGCAAAGGTGGTACCGGTATAATACAAGGTTTAGTAAATTGGTTTACAGGGGAATCTTATGCTGATGAAAAGACTGGTAATGAAAAACCTCTTAATACTAGCAAAGATTCTAATAGTAACAAAATAAATTCTAAACTTTCTAGTATGAACACAGATGAAATAAAAGCATTACAAACACAATTAACAGCTTTACAGACAACAGTACAAAGTGTTTCAAATTCAATTTCTCAAGCATTTACATCATTACAAAATAATTTAAGAACTAGTTTAGTTGGATGTGCAAATATAGCAAGAAATCAATTTGTAAGTATATCAAACGTAGCTAGAAATCAATGCTTAAATGTATCTAATATAGTAAGAAACCAATTTCTATCTATTAGTAATATAATACGTAATCAAATTACAAATGCTAGAAATGTTGTTACATCACAAATGATAAGCATGAAGAATGTTATATCAACTCAAGTTTCAGAGGCTAGGAATAAACTTACATCTCAAATGATATCAATTAGAAATGTATCTAGAACACAAATTACACTTGCTAGAAATGCTGTTACATATCAAATGATATCAATGAAAAGAGTTATAACTACTCAATCAAGAGAAGCAAGAAATAACTTTACAAGACAAATGATAAGCATGAAAAATGTTGCTAGAACTCAATCAAGAGAAATTGGTCAACAATTAGCAAATGGTGTTACTCAAGGCATTCAAAGTGGTACAGCAAGAGCAGTTAGTGCAGCAAGAAGTCTTGTTAATCAAGTTAATGCAGAAATGAAAAAAACTGCTAAAATAAATTCGCCTTCAAAAGTTACCACTGATTATGGAGAATATATGGACGAAGGTTTAATTGTTGGTATGAAAAATAAAGCTGAACAAGTATATGCCGTAGCTAGGGATGTAACTTCAGAAATGCAAAATGCAATGAAAATGGCTGTTCAATCTGAAACAACTAAATTTTCATTAGAAGCTAGTAGTAACAGTAATCTTAAAATTGTAAATAGTGTAAGTAATAACACAGTAAAAGAAATAGCTAATTCGCTAGGAGAAACATTAAAAGAAACTATAGGAGATATAAGTGATAGACCTATCCAAGTCCAAGCTAATATGGATAAAGTAAAAGTTGTAGATATAATTGCAAAACCTATAGATGAAAAAAATAAACGAGATGAAAAAAGATTAAATAGATTGGAGGGAATAACAAGTGTTTAAGTTTAATGACATTGATTTAGAAATGTTTGTCAAAGTTATTTCAATAGATACAACTTTGATGTCAGAAAGAGTAAATAACTTTTTAGATCCTCCATCTGAAAATGGTCGATATTATCAAAATTCTAAATATGATTATAAAGAAATAACAATTACTTTTGATATAAAAGCAGATACAGAGGAAGATTGTAAAGATATTATTGATACGTTGTCATCTATATTTGATGTTTCTGAAGAAAAGAAACTTGTTATTGATGATAATGAAAGAGTTTATTTAGCAATTCCTGATGGTAAATTTTCAAAAGAAAAAATCACTAAAGGTATGCGAAGAATAAAAATGTCATTTATATGCCCTATTCCTTTTTCACACAATATAAATGCTAAACTTTTTAATGGCCAAAAAACTCTAAGTGTTGTAAATGAGGGAAATACAAGCACTCCTGCAATAGTCGAGGTTGATTTTAATGGTGAAGCAACTTATTGTCAAATAGATGGCCAAAACGAAAAAGCAATTCTTGTTGGTGAATATCCTCGCTTAACTAATGAGAAAAAAGAAAAAAGTTCTACTATTGTTGATGAGCCTTGTGAAACTACAGAAAAATTTGTATCAGTAACGGGAGAAGTCGATGCCAAAAGGTCAATAAGCGGAACAATACAACCAAACGATGGAGGTTCTAGTTGGTGCATACAGGCAGCTGATTATGGTAGTGGAGACGATTGGCATGGACCGGCACTAAGATATAACTTATCTGAAAATGTAACGAATTTTGAATGTAGTATGTATTTTTATCATGATAGTACAGGAAAACTTGAATATAATGAATCTGGCTCTACAAGTTTAACAGAAAAGACTAAATACAAAGTAACATCTACCACTGTAAAACTAAAAGAAAAAAGACTTTCTAGTAGTAAAACTTTGATAAGTATAAAAAAAGGTATTTATTTAACTGCTGATGAGATTGTAAACGGCTGGATAAAAACTACTTATAGTAGTCAAACAGGTTGGATAAAAATTTCAACAGGTTTGAAAAAAGTTACAGTAACAACAGCAAATTATTACACAAAACAATCAGTTTCTTTAAGAGCTACTGGAAGTAAAAAATCAAAGCTTTTAGCTACAATCCCAAAAGGCACTTGTATTGTTGTATATCCAAAGAGTAAAGAAGGTAAATATACTAAAGCAACTTATAAAGGCCAAACTGGATATGTTTATACAGATTACATTATAGAAGGAGATAAAGTTCAAATAGAAACAGACAAAGAAGTTGATACAGCAGAAGATAAAATGGGCATCGTCGAATGTTATGGCTTAGATCAAAAAGGTAATAAACTTTTTAAAGTTATGCTTTGTGATGAAAACGAATACTTTGAAGCTACTTATCCACTTGTGCAAGTTGGAAATGTAGAGTTTTTAAAAGATGCAGAATTTAGTATACCTAAAATCGACCCGATAATTACAACAACTGGGTCTGATGATAGTTTAACTGTTACTAAAAAAACACCTAGAAGTGGTAAAACAGGAAACTGGAACGAATTTAAAGGACATTTTACAATAAGAAGAGAAAATAATGAATGGTATGCAGAAGTAATAAAATACAATGAGGCTGGAGAAATAATAAAAACATTGCCAAGTGAAAGAATGAAGAGTGATAAGTTTCCTCTTGGAGATTTAAATCATCTTGTTATCTTCTTTGGTAAATATGCAGATAAAAAAGTTGTTGATACAATGACTTTTAATAGATTAGTTGTAGAAAAATTAAACGAAGATGGAGAAGATGAAGAATTTAATACAACTATTTTTAAGCAAGGCGATACATTAAAAGTAGATTTTGCTAACAATGAAGTTTATATAAATAATGTAAAAAACATGGAACATGTCGACATAGGCAGCAACTTCTTTGAAATACCTCCAGGTGAATATAATTTAAAAATTTCAAGTGATGCTGATATTACAAGTTCTATCATTTTTAATGAAAGGTGGTTGGATTAGTTGGAATTAGTTACAGAAATATATATTTTAAATAGAAATAAAAAAATAATAGACGTGCTATCTAATAACGGGACTAATCCAAATAGTCCTTTTTTTGATGACATTTATAAAGTTTATTTAAGCACAGGAGCAGAAAGTTTTGAATTTTCTACAGTTACAAATGGAAGGACTTCAAGTTTACAAAAAGGCTGTTTTATCGCTTTTAAATACAGAAATAAAATAAAATTGTTTCAAATAATAAATACATCTAGTGAACACTCAAACGGATTAATTAAGAAAACTTGTTATTGTGAAACCATCGGACTTGAACTTTTAAATAAAGTTGTTAGAAAAAGTGTTTTGCAAGGTGATGTAACTACGTTTTTTAATTTACTTCTACAAGATTCAAGTTTTGAATTAGGGTATGTAGACCCTCAAATCAATGAATTTAGAAGTATTAATATTGAAAAACCAACACTTATTTATACTGTAATACAAGACAATCTTGAAACTTACAATATAGAAATAGAATTTACGGTAGAAATAAAAAATAATAAAGTATATAAACAATATATAAATGTATATAGACAAAGAGGAAAGGTTACACATGAAAGATTTGAGTATTCAGAAAATGTAGATAATGTTAAGAAAAAAGAAGATTTATCTGAATTTTGCTCAGCACTTATTGGTTACGGCCAAAATGGAGTTGATTTTAGAAATGTTGAATGGTTAACAGCTAACGGAAATCCAGTTGACAAGCCACTTAATCAAGACTTTGTTGCTGATGAAAAAGCTCATATGTATTTTCATAATGATGATGGAAGTTACATAATAGGAGTATACGAAAGTGATGCTGACAATGCATCTGATTTACTTAATGAAACATGGAAAGAATTACAACGAAGAAAAGAACCTCAACTCGACTATGAAACAAATATAATTTATTTTTCTGATGATATTGATATAGGTGATACAGTTTATGTTATAGATAATGATTATGTAAAACCATTGCATTTACAAGCAAGGGTAACTGAATTAGAATTATCATTTACGGATTGGTTTAAAAAAAGTAAATGTACATTAGCAAACTATAAAGAAGTAAAAAGCAAAATAAAAAATCTTACAAAAAATGATGACATAATTAAAGAGGTTATAGAATTTCTAGGTGGCATCGGAATAGGAGATTTAACTGATGAAGATATTGCTAAAATAAGAGAATACTTAGAAAAAATGGGCGTAGAAAAAGATGAAATCGATAAGATATTCGACGAAATTAGTAATATTGTAAATCCTAAACCAACTCCGCCTGACGAAGGTGATGAAGGTGACCCAATCTTTATAACAGATTATAAGAATGGCGTATGGCTTGGTGATGACAGAGTCTTTCAGGTTAAAAACTCTAAAACTGTATCAACTACTGATAAAACTAATGACAAATATGCAGAAGCATTAGCATTATATGAGAAATATGACATAGGTAAATATCAAAACAAAGCAGAACTTACTAATTTATCATCTACAGGAAATAAATATAAATTATATCTTATAGTTGAATATTATGCTAGAAAGTTTGGTCTAGATCCAAATCTAATATACGCGGTTATAATGGGTGAAAGTAGAGGAGACCCTTATAGCACTACAGGTTCAACAGGCGGATACGGACTAATGCAGTGTGAAAGGTCAACGTACTTCAATAAAAAGCAAACTATCACTTATATAGATGGTACAACTAAATCTTTCACTCCGAGCTATTCGACAATGACCCCATATAAAGGTGGAAATGCAACGCTTAGCGGTATAACAGTAGATAGAAACATTCTAAATCAAATAAGATTTGGTTGTTGGGAACTACGTCAAGCTATTGACTATGCTCATGGAAATATATTTGCTGGATTAGTAGCTAATAATATGGGCCAAGGCTCACTTAACTGGATAGTAAGTAAATATGTGTGCGACAAGTACGGATATACATTTGTTGATTCTTATTATTTGAGTTCTCAATCTAATCAGACAAAACTAAAAGTTTACGAGGAATTAGATAGTAGAAAATTTGATTTTGCAGCTTATAGACAAATTTTTAAAGACACTAAAGGATTAGGAACTCCAAACAACGTAGAATTGTATTTATGTTGGTATAAAGTAGTAAATGGCCAATTGCCTTATTACAAAGATGCACAAGGTAATAAATTAGGCTATGGAGTTGGTGTATCTACTCCAAAAGGAACAGGCCAAGCAAGTGCATCTGATATAAGACAAATTATAGTTGATACGGCAAAAGCTATAGTTCAACAACATACAGATAAGTTGGCAACATATGACCAAAGTTATCGTACTTGGAACTTTAAAAAGCCTAACAAAAGAAAAGGTACTTTTTACGGAATAAAAAATCCTATCTGCTATGATTGTAGTTCTATGGTCACTTGTTGTTATGGTGAAGCTGGATTAAAAAGTATATTCCATAGTGATTCCTTATGTGCAGCAGGAACACTTGTTGACTATGCTACGAGAAAAAGTGGTTATACAATGTTTAAGATAACTAAAACATCTATAGAAGATATGTTACCAGGTGACATAATAATGATGTGCAATAAGGAGTGTCCAACTACATTAACTAGAGCAAAAGCTATGGCGTATAAATTTACACACCATACGTTAATTTATTGTGGTAAAGTAGACGGCACACATATGGTTGCACATGCTAGACAATGGGATTATTGGCCAAAGGCAATTCGTTATATGGCTGTTTACTCAGACATATATAAATATGGATTCTGTCTAAGACCTTATGACCTTGTTGAGGTTGACAATAACAATGTAGAGGAAACTCCTGTTATTGACAAAACAGATATGAATGAGGTGTATATAAAAGCAGTTAGAAAAGCAAATGCATATGATTTTTATGACGATAATAACAATCTGTTAAGCAAAGTAGAAGGGTTATTTGAAGATGATGATAAAGTTTATCCAAGTTCAACTCCTTATGTCTTAACACATTTTGGATTAAATGATCTAACAGAAAAAGGGATAAACGGAGTAAAAACATTAGTTTCTATATTAAAAAGTAAATACAGAAACACTCCGATTTTTATATTAAAAGAATTGCACGTTGGAACTGCTTATACAGATTATTCGACAGTAAATACTTCTATAGATACTTATAATACTCAAATAAAATCATTCTGTGATAATGAAGACGATGTATTTTTATTAGATATATCTAGCAAATTAGAAACATATACAAATGTATTAAATTCTAGCTACACTAGTGATGGCTATACCTTCAAAGATGATGCCAGCGTTAGTGTTTTTTATGATGCAATAAAAGAAAAATTATTAGCAACTCCAATAGGTTATAAAAAGAAAGATTCAGGAAGTGGAGGAGACACTGGAGATGGCGATACTGGTGATGATGATGGTAATGCATCAAAACGAGAAGGAAAAGTAATAGATATTGTACTAGAAAGCACAAAAAATTACTATTATCCAAAAACAACTATAAAATCACTTACTTTTAGGCTAAATAGTGATGTTGATAAAAGTTTTTATGCTAGGTTAATGTTTACGACTGCGGATGAAATCAGTTACTCTCAATCTAAAATTTGTTATCTTGAAGGTGTTGACTGTGTCGCAGGACAATTAGTGCCACGACCAAACGTAGGATATAGAATTATAATAATGGCCAATGCAAATCCAAATATAGATTATAAATACTATGGGTCTGTAGCTGTTGATAAGGGCGAAGGATATGCTGAACCTTACACTTTTAAGGGTGGTAAAAAAGTTGCTGAAATAGCAAAAACATACTTAAATCGTACAGATTTAGAGTATAGAGGACAATATTCTACAACAGCAGTAAAAACACCTGCATCATATTCGAATCCAGCCAAGAATTTAAGTAAGTGGTATGATTCAACTAGAAAAAAAGGTCAAATAGATTGTAGTACATTAACTAAATTTACATATATGGGATTAGATTACGATCATTCTCCTTATGCAAATCATAAAATGACTTCATTAAAACGAAACACGGCTTATAGTTGGGCATTTACATTCCCAAGAAACGCAGCAGAGCAAGCAGAATATTGTGTAAAAAATGGTTGGGTATTACATGATGTTGATATAACTAATTTCTCAAACTTGGAAGCTGGAGACATTGTATTTTGGGATAGAGACAATGGTGAGAATGGACGTTATATGAATTGTTCTCATGCAGCTATTGTCATTGGACCAACAGAAGATGGAGGTACAGTATATACAATAGAATCGACACAATGTCCGAACGGGGTAAAAACAAGATTAATCACAGAAAACAAAACAGATAAGATACTATTCTGTGCTAGACCTAAGAAATTATAGAAGGAGGAATTATTATGAGCAATATAGATACTATAACTAGAGAGCATGATAATTTCTCTTCTAGTTATGATGAATTAACAAATCTACTTGAAAAAGTTATAACAAATAGAAAAATAACACAAGATGACAAATACGATTTAGAAAAGGCACATGCTACTTATACTGAAAACTACAACGAAGTTAAGAGAATACTAGAAAAAGAAAAAGAAAATGATTTAAGAGAACAAATTAAGAATGTAAGTGATAGAAAATTAGATGCTGATATAAAAAGCATAGTAAATATCCTTACGAATAACGGAGAAAAAACGACTTTATATTTAGATGAAGATGGTGTTTTGTATATTGATGGAGAAAAAATCCCCGAACTTAAACAGACAAAACTTATAGTAGATGAACAAAATGGCAAAATAGAATCTTTAGTATCTGATGGATTTGTAGAAGATGCTGATGGAAATAAAGTTAAATTAAAAGTGTTATATTCAACTCTTAAGCAGGATATGAACGGATTTACGTCACAAGTTGGGGAAATATCCGGTATAGCATCAAATGCAAAAGATACAGCACAGGCAGCATTAGATAAATACTCCCAAATAGAGCAAAATGTAGAGAGAATACAAAGCACTGTTGCTAATAATAGTAATAGTATTAAACAGGGAGTTACTAAAGTTTATAATGAATATTATATCTCTACAAGTAAAACTGAACAGGTAGGAGGAACATGGTCGACAACAGTACCTACTAATATTCCAGAAGGTAGCTACTTATGGATAAGAACTGTATATACCAAAGCTGATGGGACAAGTTCAACTGGAGATGCAGTTTGTATGGCTGGTGTTCAAGGACCACGAGGTTTGCAAGGTTTGCAGGGACCTCAAGGTGAGCAAGGGATTCAAGGACCAGCAGGGGAATCTGGTAAAACTACTTATTTTCATATTAAATATTCTGCTGTGGAAAATCCTACATACTCTTCTCAAATGACAGAAACTCCAAGCGAGTATATCGGAACTTATGTAGATTTTACAGAACAAGATAGTACAGAACCTTCTAAATATACATGGTATAGATTTCAAGGTTTGCAAGGGCCTCGAGGTGAGCAAGGAATCCCAGGAAAAGACGGAGATGGCCGAACAACTTACCTTCATATTAAATATAGCAATGATGGAGGTTTAACATTTACAAATAATAATGGTGAAGATGTAGGAGATTACATAGGGACATGCACTGACTTTAATATAGATGACCCTACAACAGTCAACAGTTACACATGGGCTAAAATAAAAGGTGAACAGGGAACTACCGGGGATACAGGCGTAGGTGTACAAAAAATAATAACTATATATTTTGTTCATGTTTCTAAGACACAAGCACCTACATTTGCGGCATCTGGCTGGAGATTTGATATACCCGCATATATAGAAGGAAAATATTTATGGAGTGCTTATAAAATATTCTATACTGATGGTTCAGTTGGATTTACAGACCCTCAATATTGTAGTGAATGGGAAGCAAATTTTAAGGCTGAAACAGCTATATCTACAGCAACACAAACTGCTGAAAAATTTGAATGGATAGTGCAAAAAGGCTCTACAAGTTCAAGCATAACTTTGACTGATAGCTTAATACAAGCAATAGCATCTTCTAACATTCAATTGTCAGCTAAGAAAATATTAATCAACGGATTAATGGAAGGTTCTGGTTGGAAAATTACTGATGAAGGGGAATTAGATATTTTGGATCTAAATGTAAGAGGTAATTTTACATGTGATTCTTTAAATGTAGATACTTTGATATCAGCAGATATTCCGCCTGCACTTTCTGAAAATAAAACTATCTATGTATCAAGTGGAGAAACAATTTCACAATATTTAGATGATTTACCGTTGAATCTTAATGGTTTTACAGTAGAAATCTATCTAACTTCAAATACAACAGAAAATCTTGAGTTGAGAAGACATGTAAATGGACTAGTCAATATATTTCTATGTGGTAACACAATAAAAGGAACTATACGAAGTATATATAATAATGCCAAATACAGTATTTATGGGGGTAATAGTACCACAGACACTACGATGGGTTCTATAATGCCTTATACTAGTTATAATGTAGGAAGTTATTATTATACTACTATATTTTCTGATTGCCCTAACGTAAATCTATATAACTTAAAAGTTTATGGCGACAGTGTAAATTCCAATTCTGTAGGAGTTGGAGCAACTCAAAAATCAAAAGTGTATATGGAAAATATATCATTTGTAGGTTGTAAATATAATTGTAGAACTTATTCGATGACTGAATTGTATTGTCAATCATCTTCTGGTCTTTCGACTGGAAATTCATGGAATGCTGGTACAGGAGCAAAAATTGTGTTATATCCAGGACAACAAGCAGGTGGAGGAAATAATACATTCACAAGTGGTAACGGACAAATAATTTCTACAGGAGTTACTTTTGCATCTTCAAAAGATAGCGGTTCAAATACAACTACTGTAAACCCTACAACAACTAGATTTGAAACATTTAAACCAAAATATGCAGACACATATAGAAGTTCTGTTTACAATAACTGGGAAGGTAGAGGAAAATGTAGACAAGGTGATTGGGGTTATGGCGATTGTAATGGTTATTGGTTCTATGGTTCACAATTTGCTGAAGTGAAAGGCAAGAATATAACAAAAGTTGAAATAGATGTGACTAGAAGTAGCGATATAGGTTATTCTGCATCAACTTCTCATGTGTTTCAAGCACATACATATTCTGGAAGACCTAGTTCAACACCTAGTTTTTATGCTAGTTGTAATAAAACACTATCACTAGCATGGGGCAAAAAAGGAACAGTTACAATTACAGATTCGACTGTTTTAAATGGAATTAAAAGCGGAACGATAAAAGGCTTTGGTATTCAATCAACATACGATAAAAGTCATTACTCAGCACTAAGTAACGGAACAGTAAGAATTTACTATACAGAATAGGAAGGGGATGTGTTAATTTGATTAAATACAACTACGAAGTATCTGTAAATGAAAATAGAGCAAAATTAAATAAAGACATTTTTTTATTTAGAGGTAATAGAAATATACATTATTATTTTTCAATAAAAGGTGCTCGATTTACCTTTTCAAAAGAAAATGAAGATTTGTTAGAAAGTTCAAATGCAATTTATGCAGCAGTAACAGTTGTAAAACCTAATGGAGTTGAAGTTGCAAATGCTATAGCTCCAGTAGAAGATGGTTTGATTCATTTGAAAGTAACAGAAGATCTAATAGATGAAGAGGTTGAGGTAGGGGATTTTGACTTAGTATTTGATTTATTTGATGACAATGAAGGAGCAGTAACAATACCTAAGATAAAAGGCCAATTTCATGTTCAAGAAAGACCTTGTACAACTTCAATTGGAATATTATCAGGAAATGTAAATGTTGTTAATCAGGCGGTGGTAGATTTGGCAATAGCAACACAAGAAAACGAACAATTAATCGTAGTAGATGATGATGGGAAATATGTTAAAACTACATGGGCAAAAGGAGATAAAATCAGTGTCGAAAGATTAAACAAAATGGAAGAAGGTATATACAACAATAGTTCTCGACTAAAAAATATAGGAACTGGCGGAAGTACTAATGCTAGTGATATAACTATCACTGATGTAAATGATAATTTTGAATCAGCAAATGTTGAAGGTGCATTAAATGAATTAGGTACACAATATAAAGATATTGAGAATCTATCTCTTACAAAACATACAGATGGAAAAGTATATATTAAAAAACAAGATGGAACGCTTTTAGGAACTGGTATTGAAATAGGTGGAAGTGATGTTGATTTATCTAAAATAACAATGAGTATGAGTGGTCAAACACTTAAACTTATGAATGGTGGTACTCAAGTAGCAACTGTTGAAATACCTACAGCAGTAGTTACAGATGAACAATTAACAAGTATAATTCAAAGTAAAATAGATGATGGTACATTAACTAATATGACCATAACAGATAATAGTATAACACCTCAAAAAACAGATTTTTTTAATGTAACAGATAATACTAATTCTGTAATTGAAACAACTTGGGGTGATGGTGGATATCTAGCGAAAAAATCTGATTATTTAGAACCATTGGATGAAATGTATTTATGTGTTGATGCTCCTAGTGGAGGAGGGAACGAAGTTCAAATTTTATTTTATGATTCTAGTAAGACATTAATTTCAACATATACATCTGATGACGATTTTTATGCTAAATATAGAGAAACTATATTTACAGGTGGAAGTTCTGGTAATGATAGTGAAGCTAGAAAGGTTACATTTAAATTGCCAATAAAAGAATTAAAACCAGAAGGGACATCGTATATAGCTATTATTTCTAGACTTTTGCAAACTGATGATACGCCACAACTAAAAACGACTTTAAATAATAAACCTGGTAAATATATTTCTTTAAATGATAAATATAATAATGATTTGATAAAAAATATTGATATTTCTAACACTAACTTTAAAACTATTTCAAATACTTCTTTATTAAATTATAAAAAAGTTGCAATTAATTCATCTGATTTTCCTGGTGTTAATATGTTGTATTTTACAGATTATATAGACACATCAGTGAACAAAGATATATATATACGTTTCGCTATTAATACTACTATACAAATTATAGATTTTTCTGACGTAGCTCTTTATGATGAAAACAAACAATATATAAAAACTATATATGCTAATCCAGGTTCAGATACAAGTAAAGAACAAGCTAATTTTGCTGTTATATACAATGACATGAATGGTGAGGCAAATAAAGAATTGGAAAATGGTGAAAAAGTAAAAACTATAACAATAATTAAATTAACTGTTCCAGATGAAGCAAAATATATTAGATTTGGTAATATAAATTTATATGTTAAAGGATACTCTAAATTATGGAATTTCTTGTATGTTAGTTATGAACCAATAACAAATACCCATAGAATGGCTGATAGTTATAATGTAGAAATAAATACAGATTTTAAGGAATTAGTAAATGAATGTATTAATGAAAAGCCTGAAAAAACTATGTGCTGTATAGGTGATAGTTTAACTGATTGGGGTGGAGGTAATGATAGTTCGAGTGGATTCTTAAAAGTTGTACATGATAAAACAAATGTAATGACAATTAATAGGGGACATGCAGGTGCTTGGTGGCAAATTCAAAACAATGATGAAAGTCTTACTGGAACAAGTGCAGTCAATCGTGTTGATTGTATTGTTGCTAATAATGAAAAATTTGATTTATATTGCTTTATAATGGGTTCAAATGCAGGAAGTAATACAGATACGGGTGAAACAAGTTCAAATAAAACTACAATGTGTGGTGCAATCAGATATTGTATGGAAAAATTGAAAGCATTTGACCCTACAGGACACATACTCGTATGTTTGCCACCACAAAGAGCAGAAGGTAATGCAAATCAAAAATTAGTTAATGATGTTATTAAAAAAATAGTTGAAGATGAATATAGTGTTAGAACTTTAGATTTATATAGACATAGTGGAGTTGTTCCAAACACAACTATAGCAGATATCAATTATCTATCAGATGGATTACATTTAGGTGAAAGAGGACAAATGGCTATAGGAAATACTTTAGCAAGTGAAATAAAATATATGTTATGTTTATAATTTAGTTCGCAATTTAAAAATATTGTGTACTAATTTGCTAAGTATTTTACCAAGTAAATGTTAAGTAAATACCAAGTAAGATCATAGAGCAGTTATTAATTAGCTGCTCTTTTTTATTAAAAAATTATAAAAGTGTAATCTTTTCCATACTTTTGCATAGAATTAAGTAAAAGGAGGTTGAGATTATGAAAAATAATAAAACCGTAATCCAATTGAGTTTTAAAAATAACATGGATGATAAACTTTTGTTATCTTGGCTAGAAGACAAATTTGCAGAATATGGTAATAAGAGTAATTATATAAAATACATTCTTAGAAAAGAAATGTTAAAAGAATCAAATAAGTTTACTCAAAAAGTCAAATAAAAAGGCAAGTCCGAACCAGAATAATGCTTCGCCCATTTTTATCACCTCAGTTAATTCATATTTAATTATTATTTTAAACAGAAGGGAGATTTTTATACATGAAATCTTATAGTTTTAAGGAATATAAATTAATATCAGAAAATGATTATACTTTAATTGAAAAATTTCTTAATAACTTAAAGATAAATAAAAAAGAATACAAGAAAATCATTATTTTAATAACTATTTTTATGAATAAAAATTTAATTTCCTATTGTATGACTACAGAAACTGAAATATCAAATGTAGCTACTCAAATTCTTAGCTTATTAATGGTATTTGCTAAGTATGGTTGTATGTGTATGGGAATTAAAAGCATAATAGAAAATGCGCTTCAAGGGGCAGATTTTAAGCAAGCAACAACATCTGGAATGCAATATTTCCTAATTTATATATTATTAAGTTTTTATCCAAAACTTTTTTCTATGATTAAATTTTAGGAGGTATTGATATGGAAGAAAAATTAAATCAAGTTATAAATATTTTAGATAATATTTTACATCCGATAGAATATTTTAAAGAAACTGGATATGAGCTTTTAGTTGCTATACAAAATCTATCTTTTGATATATGTCTTGTAGCAGGTTTTATAGCACTTTTATTATATGTATTTGGATATAAAAACGGCAAGAGATGGGCATTTATGATACCTTGTATATATATTATCCTTAATATAGTTATAGGAGCGATTACACATGCTTAAAAGCATTCCTATAGCAAAATATTTTGAGATACAAAGTCAAGAATATGTATATCTTAAATTAATACCAAGTAAATCAATTAGGAATAATAGGACTTATTCTATATTGGATCTTGTAAATAAAATGTATCTCAACATTAATAAGCTCATAAAGATAGAAGATAATAAATTAATTATAAAAACACAATTAAAGGCAAGTTATTATATTCACATAACAAAAGAAAAAATTAATTTTTACTTTATCGTTCCTAAATTATTTTATTCTAAATTTAGAGTAAAATTTAAAGAAATTTGGAAATCAGTAGAAATAAAAGAAGTTAATTCTATACCAATTATAACTGGATCACAATATCAATTAATCTATAAAAATAAAGATTTTCTATCTACTTCTACAGATATGAGAAATAACGATTTGTTGTCAGCTAACTTGTCTGCTGTAGAATTATTACAAGATGGAGAAGAAGCTGGAATATTATATAATTTTCTTCCTACTTCAGAAAAACAATGCAATTATTTTAAATCCACTTGTCAGAAATTTATTAGAGAATATAAAAACACAAATGTAAAATACACATCAAATGCAATATCTAATTTAATTATTAAAATATTATCTTATAGTATAGATTTTATTAATTCGACTTTAAATTTTTTATTTGATGTAAAACAAGTGGATAAACAAATTAACTTTAATAAACTAAGTAACAATACAAATAAAAAGGCTACTTCTGATATATGTAAAACACAAATTATACTATCTAGTAAGGCTAAAACAACCAATAGGGAAAAATCTATTATAGATACAATATCAAATTCCTATTCAGTTATAGAAGATGACAATAAATTTATATGTAAGAAAATCAAACATAACATAAGAAACTTAAATACATCTATATATGAATGCGGTAATTTTATAGCACTTCCAGGAGCTGATATAATACAACAGTTTCCACAAATTAACCATAATAGAGTGTATAATAAAGATTTTCCTAAATGTCTAGCTACAGGGGATATATTAATTGGAAATTCTATAAAAAATATGCCTGTATATTACTCTACGGACAAAGAAATAAGTAGACTTGGAAGAGTATTAATTGGAGGTATGGGATGTGGTAAAACACATTATATGCAAAATCTAGCTAAATCTATAATAGCAAAAGGAGATGGCCTTGTCGTATTAGATATAATAAGAGATTGCAATTTAGCAGAATCCATTAAACAAGTAACTCCGAAAGATAGATTAATAGAAATAGATTGTAGTAACCATACACAATTACAAGGATTTTGCTATAACGAATTGATATGTAATAGTAGTGATAAGTATAGAAAATTAGCTAAATGTATGGAAAAAGGTACACAATTACACATTTTACTTAACACTATTAATTCTGATACTAAATTAACTCCTAGAATGTTACGTTATTTTTATGCTGCTTGTACCGTAGTATTTTATAAGAATATTAATGCTAGTTTTAAAGAAATAATAGAGGTGTTATTATATCCAGATACACGAAAAAATATTTTAGAAAGACTTACAGAAAACGAAAAAAAATTATTATCTGATGAAATTAAAGATTTATGTGACTTAAATAAAGTTAATAAGAATGGAACAATAGAAAATTATGATAGTAAAATAGACGGTATAATAGATAGAATAAGCATGTTAAAAACTAATCTATATACAAAACTAGCATATAATACACAAGGAAATAATAATATAGACTTTGTAAAAGCATTAGATCAAAATAAAGTGATTATTATAAAAGCTAGAGAAGAAGATTTTACCAATAGAAATATAAGAGATTTAATAGCTACTTTTTATTTATCAAAAGTATGGTTATCTAAACAAATAAAATCTGATACACGAACAGAAATATTTATAGATGAAATTAATTTATTTCCTGTTGCGCAAGTTATTCTTCAAGATATATTAACAGAATGTAGAAAATACTCTTTAATTCCTACAATAAGTCTACATTTTTTAGATCAATGCAGTAAAAAATGTAAGAATGCTATTTTAAGCAGTGGATGCAACTTTTTATTACTTGCTGGAGCAGATGTAAAGTGTTTTATTGAACTTAAGGAACTGTTTAATAAGGAAGGTTATGCAGAAACAGATTTATTAGAGCTTAAAAGATATCATGCTCTTTGTTTAATCAGAAATGAAGATAATGTTTATTCTGCATTTGTGGTAAAATTGCCAAAATAAAAGGAGGTTATTCCTCCTTATTTTTATATAAATTTATATAATTTTATATACTAGATAAAAATGAATATAGTATATCCAAATTGCTATAACCTTGATATAACCGCTTTGCATTTATTACGGTCGCTGTCGCTACTTCATAAACGCTTCGCATATCATAGCATATGCAAAATATATATAAAAATATTACTAATTAACAAAGTTTTAACACTTAAATTATAAATATTAGGAATATGTTCCGATTGCAAATTTGTTATTGGGAATTTACACTATAATTGTAGATAAAATAATTTCTCATTTGAAACCCCAACGAGCAAAGGAATCGGTTTAATAACCTTTTCCGGAAAGGACTTACTTTTAGAGTGGGTCCTTCTTTTGCTTATTGGCTATGAAAGAGGGTGATTCCAATGTGGACTTAATAAAAAAACATTTATATTTTAATCGAATTTTAATTTTAAAAGTTATATGTGTATATAGTATTTAGAGGCACTTACCATTTTTTCTAAGGGGGTTACTAATTTGTAATCCCTTTTATTTTGTAAAAAGGAGTTTGAAAAGATGAAAATAAATATAAAAACTCCAGAAGGAGTTCATGCTGAACAAAGAGAAATCGAAGCTTACATAAAACATATTCATAAAAAATATCCAAATCGAGAAATTGATTATTTAAATATAACAATAGACGATAAAGGGTATGTAGATTTAGAATATAAACTTGTTCCTGTTTCATTTGAAAGAATCAGAAGAATTACAGGTTATTTAAGTGAAGTTCGACAATTTAACGATGGTAAAAAAGGAGAACTTAGAGATAGAGTAAAACATACTTAAGAAAATTGAGAGGTATTAATATGCAAACAGAAATAATTGTTGCTATTATAGCATTTATAGGGACTTTAGCTGGTTCTTATTTTGCAAATAGTAAAACTACTGCAGTAATGCAAGAACAAATAAAAAGTTTAAAAGAAGATATAAATATTTTGTCAACTAGAGTAGATAAACATAATAATTTAGTAGAAAGAATGGCAAAAGTAGAAGATTCAACAAAGTCTGCACATCACAGAATAGATCACTTAGAAGAATAGGAGGTTAATTATGATAGATTTAAATGTTATTAATAGTTATTTAGTCATTGGAGTTGTATTAGGTTGTTGTGGAATAGGATATGTTATAAAAACTAGCTTTGATTTTATTCCTAATAAGTATATTCCTTTCATAATGGCTGTATTAGGTGTTGTATTAAACATAGCAATATCTAAATCATTTGATATGAATATTTTCTTAGGAGGGCTTTTAAGTGGGCTTTCTAGTGTAGGATTGCACCAAAGTTTCAAAGCTTTAATTGAAAATAAATAGGAGATGATATAATGTCAATAGTAAAACCAACAATCGTTGAAAAATGGCAAAAGAAAAACAAATATGGTAGACCTGGAACTCCATTAAATTATACAAAAGTAGCAATTCACTATACTGGTGAAGCAGATGTTAAAGGTTCTGCTACAGTTAACTATTTTAACAATGTAGTTGCAAATGGAACAAAAGTTAATGGTAAATATGTATATGCATCAGCACATTTTGTTATTGATCTAGACGGAACTATTTATCAACTTATTCCAACTGATGAAAGATGCTATTGCACAAACTCAGCTAATAGATATGCTATAGGTATAGAAGTTGCCACAACAGGGCAAGATAATCATTACACAGATGCTACATATAAAAGTATGGTTCATTTATGTGCATGGTTATGCGACAGAAAAGGATTAGACTGTAAAAAAGATATAATAAGACATACAGATGTGGTGGGTAGAGCATATAAATTATGCCCAATATATATGGTTCTTAATCCTTCAAAATATGCTCAATTTAAATTGGATTGTTATAATTTAAAAGCAGGAAAGATAAAAGTATCAGATATAGTTAACTGTACTAATGGAAAAGGAAAAGTCACAGTTATACCTACTACTGCTACTACTAAAACTAAATACATTAGAATATTAAAAGATGTAAATATACATAGCAAAGCTGATTTTAATTCAAGCAGTGTGGTAGGTAAAGTTACCGCTGGTGGAGCTTATACTGTAGTAGAAACTATAAAAAGAACTGGAACAGATATGTATAAATTAAAATCAGGAGTATATATCACTGCCAGCCCAAAATATGTAGAAGTATTTGAAAGATAAGTTTATTGGACGCGACCGATAGCGACCGATAATATTAAAAGCTAGGGGATACTCTCCTCTAGCTTAAGAATCGGTTGAGAATAAACAAAAAAGCTAAGGCTATCTGAAACCTTAGCTTATCTTTTTAATCAGGCATTTCTTCTTCCATTTTAAGAAGACTTTCTCTTACAATTCTTTGGTCTTCATCTTCTTCTATTTGTTCTGTATTTTTTACTTGTTTAGCAACTTGTGAAACATCACCAAGAGTTACATTAACTTGTATATTATTAAAGTCAATTTGTTTTAGGATATTCCACTCACTTAATATTACTTGTATTGCATCATTTCTGCTTGATAAATCTCTTTCTGCTTGAAACTTGCTTATCATATCCCAAAAATTTTCTTCTATATATACTGTACTTGATTTTTTTGCCATAATTAATCACCTTTAAAATTTTAATTTTGCAAACTTAAATAATCCAATTGCAGTAGCCATTTGAGAATTATCAACTCTATCAAAGTCATCAGAAGGTTCAAGATTTAAAGAAGTTCCACCTGCTAAATATAACTTCATTTCATCTTTGTTTATCCAATTTTCTTCTACTATTTGATTTACTTTTTCAGAACCTAATTTATATGCTTTCTTTTTAAGTAGATCATAATCATCAGAACTATCTATTTCGTTTACACTTTTTGCAATTCCACTTGCCATTAAATTATCTTGTATTATTTTTAGCATTGTACTATTTCCGTATTCAACAGTATTAGATAATCTGTCATTAAATTGGAAACCTTTATCAAAATATGATAGTTCCATAGTTCTGAAACCAACGTTAACAAGTCCTACTGGCTTATCTTTATTTACTTTTCCATTAATAGCATAGTATAAAGCCGCATCGCCCTCTCTAGCGATTGTTACATCTTCTATAAATATTTTCTTAGTTGCATTTGTTATATTGTCTTTTATAGTGATTGTTTCGCCTTTATATGTATTTACTATGTCAGCTAATACTGATTTCTTATAGTTTTTATATGGAACTCCAAATACCACTTTTACAGTATCTTTTACTGCTATATCGTTTAATGCTGATGCAAATAATATCTTCATAGTATCACTTGTTTTTGAATCTTGTGAATTTCTTATAGAAGAATAAGATTCTCTTTCTGCTAATAAACCAACGAAATAGTCTTCACCTTCTATATTTAAGTATTTAGGTTTTTCGTAATTTTCAAAGTCATTTGTCCCGAAGCACTATCTTCCGGTTTATCGACATTACTATCCATA